TGCATACTTTGAATTGTCAAATATAGTTGAAAATCAATTTTTAGGTGGTCAACCAGAGAAAAATTATAGTTTAATTTGCAACGCACATATGACTCGTTTGAGTAAACTCAACATTACAGAGAGGCAACGATAGTGGACTATAAAAATGTAAGCAATCCGTTTATTACTCTTAAAAAATTAGGTGGAGATGGGATTGAAAAAGAATTCAAGGCACAACTTAACACAGTACCACCTGGTATAGATTATGATGATTCTAGGTCTGGTATGAAAAAACCTGATCACGCTTTAAAGTCTGATAATCGTGCTTTGAAAACAAAGGCCAGTGATAATGATGGTTCATTTAAAAAATATTCGGTTACGTTGACCGATGTAGATAATGTATTGTATGAGTATTTTACTAAAGTAATTGACCCACAAGTAGTTGGTCCGGACGGGGATGCGATTCAAGTTCCGGTGCGACACGCTTCTCCGGAAAGATGGGCAGCTATACAGCGAGATGGAGTGTTGAGAGATAGAAAGGGTCAGTTACAAAGACCCATGATTATATTCACTCGGTCAGGATTAGAAAAAAACAATGAACTTGTTACATTTAATAAATACTTGACAATGCCATTCGTTAAAAAGTTTGATAAGTATAATATGTACGACAAGTTTAGTGCAATGTCAGGAATTAAACCATCATACGAAATTCATAATATAACATTTCCTGACCACGTTGTGCTATCATATGAATTTACTATAATTACAGAATTTGTAGAGCAAATGAACTCGGTTGTTGAAACAATAAACTTCGCAAGTGATGATTACTGGGGTGACCCAAAAAGATTTAAATTTAGAGCATCAGTTCAGAATTTTTCAAATACAATTGAAGTACCAAGTGACGATGACAGAATCGTGAGTACCTCATTTTCACTAACTGTAAATGCACATTTACTTCCTGAAATATTTGATAGTAAGACGACTACTCAGCGGGGTTTAAGCAAACGAAAGGCTGTATTCAACTGGGAAGGTGTCAGTGAGTCCACGGATGGTCATATAGAAAAACTACCGTGTTCACTAAATTCTTTTATACTGCACAGAAAGCAGAGAATTTTATATTTAAATGATTCTTCTGTAAATTATAGAATAGAAACTTGGAACGATGAAAGTTATTACGAAATTTCTTTGCTGGACGAAGAGTTTTGTATTTCATTTGAGGTATCTGATGAGGGAGACGAATATATTATGTGGGATATAAAAAATAAACCACATAGACTGAATTGTGGTGATACGTTTGAAGTGCAGTTATCTGGTAAACACAATGCAATATTAAAGGTCAGTGAACATACTTCTATGTTATTGGAAATATATTTTACGAAATAAATTGATTTATCTTTAAAATAAGTGTATCATTTATTTATGAAAAAAGAAAACAACTTAACAGACGATGAACTGTCAGAAATATCCAAACTCAATAGAGAGTATCAATCTGTTGTATTTTCCATAGGAGAACTTGGATTAAAGAAAACACAATTGCAAAAAGAACTGAATCGAATTAACGAAGATGAATCAGAACTATTAGATATATTTGATACGATGAAAACAAAAGAATCTGATTTTATAACTAGACTTGAATCAAAATATGGTTCAGGTAGTTTAGATGCCACATCCGGAAAATATATTTCAGTTTAATTCCAAAAAAAAATAGTAAATATAAGTTTTTGAGATTTTTTTCTAATATTTATGAAAAAAGTCAACAACAAGATTTTTCGTATATTATAACCCATAAATTAAAAATAGGAGACAACCCAAGATGGCAGAAAGAGTAGTAAGCCCAGCAGTATTTACCAACGAGGTAGATCAATCGTTCCTTGCCCAAGGAATATCCCAGATAGGTGGAGCAATTGTAGGTCCGTTTGATCGAGGCCCGGCATTTTCCCCAACCGTAGTAAGATCTCAAGCACAACTTGAAGATTTATTCGGAGCACCTGACGGAAAATATTATCAACCTTGGGTGGCACGTGAGTATTTAAAGCACCAAGGTGTAGTTACCATCGTAAGAGTTGGTTCACTTGGAGGTTATGTTCAGGACAATCCGGCCGTAATTAAAGCAACGGTTCAGGTTGATTCCGGTACATATGAAGCAGGTGATGAATTTGTCATCGGTATTCTTGCGAATACATACAGAAACACCGATTCCGATGTTAAATATGACGGATTTCCGAATGCAGTCATCACAGATGGCACTATTGGAGTCGACAAATCGACTGCAACAATTTCAATCGATGATTCGGATTCAACGGAGATGCTATCCAATGAGTTTTCAATTGATCCGTCGAGTCCGGATAGCATTCACAATATATTTGGCAGAGCAGCTCAGAAAAATTCCAAAAGTGCATATCTGTACTCATATTTTGAAGATACAGCTCGTGAAGTTTACGAGGCAGCCGAAGGAGGTTTGGAGTTTCAACTTAGTATAGATGCTTCAAGCACAGGTGACGATTCTCCGATGAACTTTGACGAAGTAGAAATTTCAGAAGCTACTACACCTATGATACAATCTCAACTCATAAGTGGTGCTAGGTATGATTTGTTTAAAGTTGTTACACGCAACATGGGAACACTTGCAAATAAAGAAATTAAAATTGGTATGTATAATATCAAAACTCCTGGATCACTACAAGGTACAGACTATGGAACATTCAGTTTGATCGTAAGACGATTTGGTGACAACGATAAAAACCAAGAAGTTTTGGAAAATTATGACAACCTTACTTTAGACCCAACGAGTCCTCAGTACCTCCCACGTGTCATTGGTGATCGTAGAGTTGAAGTTAATTCTGCCGGTAAAATCATAGAACATGGTGACTATGGAAATCAAAGTAATTGGATTCGTATTCAGATGCCAGAAGATGCATATGCACCTGCAAACGCAATGCCATATGGTTACGGTCCTTATATGTCTCCACTTTCTGGTATTAATGTTCCAGAACCTGCATGGAGTTATGCTTCCCACTATAAGAAGAATTCAGGTCGTTATTTCAACGGAACTGTTTTCAACGAAGAAAGTCCAGACGGTTTGTTAAAAGTACCTCAATCGTCACGGAACACAATGGAATTGTTTAAACCGATTCCACCGAGAGCAGGTACTGCTGGAAATGGGTTCTTTTTGGACGAATCAGGTACATATACAAGTCTTGATCCAATTCCTGGACTAGAAGAGTCAGATTATGTAGCTCATAGTACACCGGGTATTGATTCTCATATGGGTAATTCAAGTGACTATGATAATGTTCGTAAACGAAGATTTCTAGTTGGTTTTCAGGGTGGATTTGACGGAAAGTCACCAACTCACCCAATTCGTTTAGGTGCAGATATAACAAACACGAATGTCCAAGGTCTCAATTGCAGTGATCCTGCAAGTGAGGGTACTCAGGGTTACATTAAAGCATTCTCTGCTCTTAGTAACCAAGATGAGTTTGACATCAACTTACTTGTAACTCCTGGATTGTCATTGGATTTACACAGAAATGTTATAAATCGTGGTGTTGACCTATGTGAGACACGTGAAGATACATTCTACATTCTTGATGCTGTAGGTGCGGCCAAGAATCCTGGTGGAGTTAGTTCTGCCGTAACTGAAGTATCTACACTTGATTCTAACTATGCGGCCACATACTATCCGTGGGTCAAGGTCATTGATCCTGCCACAAATAGAATTATGCCATTCCCACCAAGTGCGGTTATGCCAGCAGTATTCGCTGCAAACGATAAGGTTTCGGCCGAGTGGTTTGCACCTGCAGGATTGAATCGTGGTGGAATAGAAAAGGCCGTTGGTGTTATGGATCGTCTTAACTTCGCAGAAAGAGATGAACTTTATGAAGGTAAGGTAAATCCGATTGCCGCTTTTCCTGGTCAAGGAATTGTTGCGTTTGGTCAGAAAACTCTTCAACGTCGTTCATCAGCACTTGACAGAATCAATGTACGTCGTTTGATGATTGCTCTTAAGAAGTTTATTGCAAGTACCGCAAGGTTCTTGATCTTCGAACAAAACGTAACTGCTACGAGAAATCGTTTTCTTGGTATAGTAAACCCATACCTTGAAAGTGTTCAACAAAGAAATGGTTTGTATGCTTATCGTGTAGTAATGGACGAATCAAATAATACACCTGATCTTATCGACAGAAACATTCTGTATGGTCAAGTGTTCTTGCAACCTGCAAAGGCAATTGAGTTTGTTATTCTTGATTTCAATCTTACACCAACTGGTGCAAGTTTTGAGGGGTAACTCACAAAAAATTGTTTAAATTTAAAAGACCCTCACTTTGGTGGGGGTCTTTTTTGCATTGGTATATATTTATTAAAGGTATGCCGGAAATAAAATTAACAGAGATATTAATTGAACTTCAATACGATGAGTTTGTTTCATTTGTTAACAGGTACAAGTTAAACGAACAATATCATGTTGTAAACGAAATTGTTATACCATCAAGACTCAAAAAGATTTGGGGGTTCATTAAAGAACTTGGTAAAAAAGTATCTTTAAAGATGGTTGATCTAGTAAAACTATTTTTGAATAAAACAGTATTCAAGTTTTTTGCTAAAATAAAGTTTAGCATGGAATGGTTGTTTAAACTCGTTAAGAAGGGATTTAAAGCATATAAAGATGTAATAAAGGCAATTGGTGAATATCTCGCAAGTACCAAGGTAGGAAAGTGGACGGAAGATAAACTTAAAGATTTAGATGCATTTTTGGCCAAGCATCCTAAGACTAAAAGAATTGCAGGTATGGCAGTTGCTGGTGTATTGATTTACATTTGGTTAAATATGACATTCACGGGTAACGCAGACTACGACTTTGACATGACTGATATGATTCTTGCCCTTGGTGGTGGGTTTACTTTATCAACATTATTTGCAGGACCTGAAGGAATGGCACTATTAACATTGTTCGCAACTGGTGTCATTGG